AATTGGTTGCGCTCTCTAATAGGGCCTTAGCTTTTTTATATCTTCTATCCTCAGATTCAGCTTGCCACTCTCTGGGGTTTGCATCTAGCCATTTTTTCCACTTATCTGTGTAAGACCACCATTGGAAATCATTCAATTCCATTTCCTCTCCCTCCATAGAAAGAGGTAAATTCATAAGGGGGAAAATGTTTTCCTCTGATCCTGGTTCTTCCCCACCTACAGTTCCCTTGTATGTGAGTCCTTTTTTGTAAGCTAATATCATATCAGATCATTTAGTTTTATTCGGAGTATATCCTCTCATAAGATTGGGATATTAAATTAATTATCTTTTCTATATATCCCTCGTTTCTGAGCTTTTTAAAGGCAAGATTACCCACAGAGAACTCACCAGATTTGGAAAGCCCCTCTTTCCTCATATTCTGTATTTTCTCCTTGAGCTTAGTTAACCTGGAGTACATTTTTTTAGCATCCGAAGGAACATCAGGCATAGATATGAGTTTAGTCTGCATAGAATTTATCTCAGATGCTATTCCTTCAAATTTCTTATCAACATCCTGTGAATCAACCTCGGGTGGATCAAACTTTGGTTTTCTAACCCATCTATTATTAAGAAGAGAATATAAACCGGAAGAAGCGTGTGGTTCAGAGACATCCTGCAGATAAAGCTCGACATCATGATTCCTTATGATTATGTTATGTCTTAGATTCCATATGAACCTTATCCCGTCAACCGCTTTTTTTAGGACATCCTTTTTAACATCGACTTTGGAAAAGTCAACCAATACATGGACATCCAAGTCCGAATAATCAGTATAATTATAGTTAGCAAGAGAACCGGTAAGCTGTATATCCTCTATTGGTACACCTGGCAACAGCTCAGCAAACTTCTCATAAAAATCCTCGGCTATGGAAAGCAGCTTTCTCCTCACTATGGGATCGAAGACCCATTTTTCAGTATTACTAGATGATGTGTACAAATCCCAAAATTTGGGATTTAGTTCGTCGTTATAGAAGGGACCAACCTTATCTTCATTTAGAACAAATAGTCGAAAATCTATTACTTCAAGCACAAAAAAGGGATTATTTGAATCTTATATATCCAAACAATCCCAGATATAACAGGGGTAAATTCCCCTAGGAAGATATCTTCTGCAATGTTTTTATCACTGTATCTACATCTCTCTCACAATATTCCTTTATTCTTTCCAAGGATTCTTGATTATCTTCGCCGCCCCAAAACAGACCAGACACCATAGACCCGTCGATATCATCTTTAGGAGAATCTATATCAAGTGCACAGGATAGGAGATCTAGACTTAAATACTTCTGTTGTACCCAACTACCAAAAGCAAAGATCTCGGACGTATCTAAGAATGGGAGATCCCATGGTTTTTTATCCCATATAACTAGAGATCTTGGTAGATCTTTAATACCATTAAATAGCATACGTTTAGATATACACGGAACATCGAATCCCTTTATGTTATGTCCACACAACTTCATTCCCTTAGCCGAAGCATTATTAAAAACCTTCGAAGACTTCTCCAGAATATCCACTTCATCAGATCCATAGAAGGATATAAATCTACTAGACCCGTTATCCTCAATCAGACCAAAGGAGATGCACACAATCCTAGAAAATTCAGGCTCCAAACTTGCTTTCTCGAGATATATCTCGGCATCGCTTAGCTTTGAAAGCTTCTCATCAGATCTTCTGTAATAGTCACATCGTTTACTCCATAGAGAAGCCATCCTGGGGTTATCTTCAGAAAGAGATCCAAAGCTTCTATAACCAGTAGCAGTTTCAACATCAAAAAAAAGACAATTATTTATTATTCTATTCTCTATCATACAAAAACAGTTTCTAATTTCCATTTAGGATCGTACCAAAATGTCCTCCCTCCCCGATCAGATAGTCTTAGCATATCAGGATTGCCGTAGCATTTCATAAAATCGGAGATGTTGGACTTTCCACCAAAGGGATTTTCCCAATCTTTTATAGTACCTCCACCTATCTCATATACATGCAGGGGTATATCTTTACAGAGCTCGAACAGCCGATCCCCATGGTTCACTATAAACTCCCTAGCCGATAAAAAAGGATTAGCCCCGGGTATGCGATACAAAATTTCAGCTCTGAGGTAATTTCCAATACCGTTAAAGTATCTCTGATCCATCAGCATCTCGTATATGGGCTTATTGAACGATACCTTTCCAAGATTACGTATTACATTCACACGGAAATCTTCATACTCGGTGGTAGGATCTGGTCCCCTACTTTCATTCCAGTTACCCCACTTCCACTTACCAAATCTTCTGATATCAACAAAAGCTAGATGTTCATTTCCAGGGGTGTGAAAGAAAAGGTGCGTATGCTTTATTTGAGTGTCTTTATCAGCCCATTGGAAATTTCCACCCATCCCCATGGTCATAATGAGATCCCTGGATTCTTCTCCTCCCACCGGATCTAGTTTTAGCTTAAGCTCCTTACCCCTGCTCTCCGCACGTATGGTAAAGTCATTAAACTTCACCTCCTTCCATTTATGCTCGGGATTCTTTGTAATATGAGAGAAAACCTTACCCTCAGATAGGAAATTTACGTAGTCCGCGGTTAGTTTTAATTCAGCTAATTCTGGCACTTTTAATATTTTTTACAATGATAAGAATTAGTAACGCAAAGAAAAAACTATTTGCGCGAAATTTTATTTATTACCATAGGACGTAAGGAATTACACTCACTCATGTACTTCAAACATGATTTCTCACCACCGTTGGATTCAATTACACAATCAAAGCAAAGTCCAAAGGTTGGTATTCGGTATTCTAAAAAATCAGAAGGGATTGGGGAGATAAAAAACCCATCATCATCAACCTCAGAGGATTCTGAGTGGATCACAACAGGAATACCGGATTTCTCCCAAGTCGAAGAGCTTAAGAATATTGCCTCCCTATATGATAGATTACCTGAATTAAAAGAATGAGCCAAGAACCTGAAGGTTATCGGTATATGTGTTTCGTAATAAACCCCAGATAGTAGATCGGTTACAGAGAAAAGACTAGGTTTCTCGTCATTCATTACAGTGACCAAACCAGCTACATCTGCACCGAGGTCTAATAACTCATTACAAAATCTCTTCATGGTCACCCTTCTCATACCATAAGCACTACCAACACGCAGTCCAATAGACCTATAGGAAATCCCAACCATCTCCAAAAATCTAGCTAGATTTACCAAAAGTATTCTGGTTTTTTCAACCACATCTGGAATCTGGGAGCCGAGAAAAAAATAAGAGGGCAAATAAAAGAACAATCTTTGCCCAGATCTTATAACTCGGGAGATCCTGAGTAAGAGATCAGATTCACCAGAATCATCGTAATTTGAAAAATCAGGAAATATAAAATTGCTAGGGATCTCAATGCAGGTAATACTTAAGCCAAGGTTAGAATCTCTCTCTGCTCTACCAACAATAAAATCGAGTAGATCCACACACGAATATTCGCGATTGCTTAATTCAGAGGGGGATGAGACATACCCAATGTTATTGGTGTTTTTGCTTAATATCATACATGGATTTTAGAAGGTTGTAGCTCAAAAGTTTCCCTTAGCTTCCAACTCCCTCTATTCCAAGTTTGGTGTTGTTGTAAACCGTTGGTGAATTATACACGTCAGAAGGCATAGCATCAAATTTAAACTTTGATATGATCTCCATGTGTCCTTTATTCCCATTGTCTGCAAATTCAACGGTATCCGGGATTAGCTCTAGGACCTCTTCCTTCTCCTTACCCTTAGAACTTACTTGAACAAAATATCGGTAAGACTTGTTATCTGGGGTTCTTTCTGATCTTACCACCATTCCAGCAACCTTATCTTTCTTATTTATAGGGACACCGATAACAATATCTCCGACCTGAAATTGAGACCCGTTTACATTTCTTTTGAAGTTTGGATTAGGTCCCACACTAACAGATAAATCCTTATATGGCTTATACTGTATCTTGAATATTCCATTAGCCCCGCCATATCCATACGTATCTCCGAATACCCCAACATCGAAGAACTCGTTAATATGTTTTATGTGTTTTAGATCGGATCCCATATCTGCTATTTATCTTCGCTTGATCCAGTATTTGTGAGATCCAGAATATCCTTTATCTTCTTAGCTAGCTCGTAGTTCTCCTTCTTAATAGCTTTATCCATCATTCGTGAGAGAATACTAAACTCGGGATCTGATGATGCAGCATCTTCACTATCCGCATTAATGGTCAGACATATTCTCTGAGGTGAGTAAATTGCCTCTAATCTGGAATCAACTCTTAAATCTTCCTGCTCTCCAATTTCTTCAGCATCCTCCGGATCCATCATTTGGTCGTATAGGATCTCCCAATCCTGATTAAACCAGAATATCATCCACGGGCCGTAAACTATCTTGGATATATCATTCTCGATAACAAACTTCAGAACTTTTCTAAGTTCACCCTTAATATCATTCTTTGTAAGGTCCTCAGAGTATTTCTTTCTTTTTAATCCAGGTATAACCTCGCTACCTTCACCAATACCCAGCTTAAATGATCTATGGATTTCGTGTATTGAATCCCAATCTAAACTAGCTATTATCTTGTCCACAAGCTTCTTGAAATCTTTCCTCATCGTTAACTCTATAGTTTATATATCCAAACATCAGCCAAGACCTATTTGCTCAGATACCTGATTTATCCACTCCGTATATTTTTCAGGGTAGAATTTTTTCAAGTCATCCATTTCTCTCCTAGACACCTCAAACTTGCCCATAATGAAATCCTCCACCACGGGATCTATTGGATTCTTATCGCTCGCTTTAGATTTTACAGTTCCTTTTTTGGTTTTAGTAAACACCCAACCTGGTACTTTAGTGTAATGTCTACTTAATGTAGAATGCCACCAATCCGCAACAGGTCTGGGGGAAATCTTAGTATGATTGAATTGATTCGCTTGCGTAGGAAACTGTATGCCCATAATCCTATTAAGCATGAAAAAATTCTTCACCTTTTCATTTCTAGTAACTTTAGACCAATCCTTATCAGATTTGAATACAGTTTTTATAATATCAAAAAGCTCCATAACCAATTAGAAATTACTGAACGGGTCGAAAGATTTAGGAGCTGATGTACTGATCCAGGATGTGCCCTCCAATATTTTTACCCTATCCAAGGTTATAGGTTTTTTCTCGAGACTTATTCCTCTCTTAATCTCGGAAATTATAGAGTCTATCACGGGTCTAGGAATAACGGACTTATCAAGCCACATCAACTTATAATTCCTTATTAAATTAGAAGCTGCTAGAGATCTATTTTCATTATTATCCAGATCTTTTATTAATCTCAGGGAAAACCCGGATATCCAATCCAAAAACTCTTCATCATCCAACATCTGGGAAAATGTATGATCCTTCCATTTAGATTCCAGCAAAGACTCCATAATTTTCTCGGCCCTCTTCGGGGTAATTTTTTGCATTTTTCCGTTTTTTTCATACTCCCAGATTCCGGGGACAGCATCACCCTTATCCCCGGTAAGCATCTTAATAAATACAAAATCCCTAACCTGAACCTCATTTACCGAGACCCCGTTTATGAAGGATCTTAGCTTATCCTTATCAGGATCCATTACTGCTCCCATATTAAACACGGAACTCTCTGCCTCCATATCCAGCCATCGCTCTATCCACCCGTCGGGGATAGAAAGTACATTATTCTTTGAATTGCTATTCCATATTATGGTCCAGTTATTACCTTTCCATCTAGCTAACTGGTGTAAGTCTTTATCACCCGAGATCACTATACAGTTCTCACCCTTAGAATTAAAGTAATCCGCCCAAAAATATAGTATATCATCCCCCTCTGCCCCATTCGCCTTTGAAAATATATAACCGTTCTTCTCTAGATGTTCACCGAAGGATTGTATAAGATCAAAGAATATACTCCAGTCCACGTTCTCATCTTTAATCCTATTGGACTTATACCCACCGCCTTTTATCTCAACGTCTTTTCTCCAACTTCTGCTATCAGCAGTAAAAACAAGCCTTCCTCCCCCAGGTATTTTTCTAAGGGAAGCGCAGAGATCCGTAGCTATTTTTCTAATAAACATGGCTTGTTCAGACTTAGGACCTAATATTTCAGCAGGATCCTTTGCACCCCATCCACCAAAAACGCCAAAGGTTTTGTGGAATATGTAATTACCGTCGATGAGTATATTAATCATTATTATAAAATTTTAAATTTCCCCATTCACCAAGATCCTTAAACATTGGATCAGTTATTCTCACGTCAAAATCTTTAAACCCAGAGAAATCCAGCTCATCCGCTTTTAATCTTCTCTCTAGGATATCAGCATCATTTCTAAGTGAAAGTCTATCTCTTCTAATCCCCTCATCTATGTCCAGGTAGACTACAATAGATTCTTCCCTATCCTTCTTGCCCATAGATCCTAATCCAGTCGGGGTCATTATAAAGAGATTACTCACCTCGAATTCTTTTTTTGAGGTTCCGTATATCCAATTATTAAAAGAAACGTGCTCGTAAAATAAACCACCACCTATGTAATTTTTCCTTGCATCCTCATCAGAGATGAAATAATAATCATCCCCGTTAACTTCTCCATCCCTAGGAGGTCTGGTTGTGTGAGAAACACAATATCTAAATCCCCTGTCTTCAAGTATCTTTCTCATATAATCTTTCCCGGATCCTCCCTTACCTACTATTATTAGTCTCTTCATATTACTTCCAAAATATCTGTATAGCTATTATTAGGAAGGACAAGAATATACAAATCATGTTCTTTGTGCCTATACCCTCTCCTAGTAATAGAAAATTCATAAAGGTTACAACGAAGGTTCCTACTGAAAATTGGAGGAGTCGAACCTTCCATGCACTTCCCCAAGTATCGTATCCTATCCTGGCTCCAAACACAAATCCAGCACCTAACAACGCACCAAGGAAAATTATATTGAACCATTGATTATTCCTAAACCATTCCCACCTCAAATGGGAAAATTGCTGAATCCATGCACCGGTTTGTGATAGAGCAATAACAACAAAGAAAAGTAAAGGGCCCTTATTCATCAGAATCCTCAATGATTTGGAATTTTCTCATAGCAGAATCATAATCACTATGTGCCCAAGCCCATTTCCCAAAATCCTCATTACCCGGAAATATCTCCCGTTCGTTAAGCTGGATCCCAAAAACTACCTTGGGTTTATCAACTTTTATTTTAAAAACCTCCCATGCAACGATTCTGTTACTGTCTGGCTCCACTTGCTCGTAAACCAAAGTCTTAGAACCTCTTTTAAAGAATTTGTAGATGTATCCATTTTTTCTTATTTCTTCAGCAAGTAACTCCATTAATCTATAAGTTTCTGTATATTAAACATAAGGGCCAAGAGACTAACAACAGGATCTATTACAACCTGTCTCTGTGCCTGATGTTCTGCAACTAAAACGATAACACCAGGGATTATTTTAACATGGGATGACCTATTCTTAATTATCCAATTAATAAATTCTTCACCCAGAGCCGTCATCACATCATCTACCTTGGTTGAGTATTGGCCAGCTATGACCTGGTAATTTTTCACGGGATCCTTAGAGTCAAATAACATACTGTAAACCTCCTCATAAGACCACCCTCCATCGTTAATCCTCGATATGTCTATCTCTTGTATTCCCTCTATCATCCATGACTGGATTCTATTAAGTGAGGATCTAAGGTCCGGGAAATACTCCTTCTCAAATTCCAATAGAGACTCATCGTCTATCGATATACCAAGTTTACCGAGTATTAGCTTTATACGATTTCTCCACTCTGTCCTTAAATCATCCTCCTCTTGTGGAGTTATAGGATCAAAATTTATCACCTCAAATCTGCTCTGTATGGCATCGGGAACCTTGTTTATCCAATTACAGGTGGCTACGAATCTCGTATTCCCTGCAAATTTCTCTATGGTTCCACGGAGTGCTTTATAGAATTGATCCGACGCCCCATCGAACTCATCCAGAACCACCACCTTCTTCGATGATTTCCCATCCATTATTGAAATGGTAGAACAAAAATCATTGATTTTCGTTCGTATAGTATCTACTGAGCTTTCGTCGGAAACATTTATAAATAAGTGGGGAAGGTCCCTGGATAGGATTTTAGCCAATGTGGTCTTACCACATCCGGGGGATCCAGCTAATAATACATTGTGGTTTAGTCCCTTCTCTTCGAAGAGGGATCTTATCCTAGGAGGGAGAATCATATGCCTAATTTCTTTAGGTCTTAGCTTCTCCGTAAGTAACTGATCAATCATAAAAAGCTCTTTGTTATCTTACAGACATAAGAGCTTTAAGTTTCCACTTTTTAGTACATTAGAGTGTACTAAACAGTTATAATTTAATATAGTGGAGACATGTCATCAGCCTCATTTTTATCATTTCTCACCTCTATAAATCTAGGCAAAAATAGACTCCTATTTTCATGTTTATCAGTGATTGGAACATTGTACTGAACCGCTACGATTTTACCTATAAGTTCCTCTCTTATTGGGCTCAGAGTTTCGAGATCGTTATCAGTAAAACCAGCTCCTATTTTTACTTTTAAAGTTCCGGATTTGTCAGTGCAAATTAAACCCCCTATGTAGCCCTCTCTTTTTCCTTCACCTTCGTACCACCCCGTTACTACCAAATCGCAATCGTTTACCTCTTTAAGCTTAATCCAGCTTTTACTTCTTTTACACTCGTATAGATGATCATTCTTACAAATAACTCCCTCTCCCCCTTTGGAAACGATATCCCTATAGATTACAAGTGTATCCTCCATGGAATCAACCTCCCACATCTGACCAAGTCTGATGTTAGAATCCTTTGGTAGAAAGTCCAGCGTCTCTGCAAGAATCCTTCTTCTCTCCGTATACAGTACAGAGCCCTTGCCTTTTTCAAGCGTTGTATTGTCTTCCAAGTCAAACACATTGAAAAGGAAATTGTCATCTATATTGTCGGGGGCGGTTCCTTTTAAAATCTGGGTGACCTTTCCAGAAACCGACTTCCTATCAAAGTCTGTTAGCTCCCCATCATAAAATATACTAGTATGTCCGGCCTTATCTGATATTTCGGAAAGGTCCTTGGCAATCTTGCTTAATTTAGAAGAGTCCAGCTCATTAAATGCACGAGTATAGAAAGAGAATGTTCTATCGGGATTCATCATAGCTATAACACGAACACCATCATATTTCTCCTCACAATATATTTTTCCCCATTTTTCTATCTCCTCCTGTTTGTCAGTTGCAAGCATTAAGGATGGATCAGGAATGATTTCACTTCCGACCGCCTTGTTTACAAGCTTCGCTCCTATCCCGATATTCATCCTCTTCGTAAGAATCTTCATGATCATTTTTCTTATATCCAGATCCTGATCCGGATATACCAAGAATGAGTAATCCAATAAATCTTGAGCTCTACTTCTTAATGAATCATTAGCCGCCGGTGCTTTCTTGAGATCTTCAACAAGGGAAACAAAGGAATCCCAATAAAGTTCACTATTTTCTGAATATCTACGAGATGGCTGATCCAGATTAAGCTCAAGCTTATGAAGCTTAGTTGTTACAAAGGGATTAAAGCAAACATCCAGTATGTATAGCATCTTCTCAGAGAGATTTTCTGAGATTAACCTCTGCTTCTCCTTCTGGGATCCATTACCGGTTGTTTCCTCCATCTGGGAAAATATCTCTAGCTCTTTAAGCATATCTTTTTATTTTAAGTAAAAGTAATCAAGTGCAGCGTAAATAAAAAAAGAATCCACTACAAAAGTGGATTCTCAGGAAAAATATTTATTACCAGTATTCTATATCCTAAATGAAGAATCCGGTACTGCAACACCCTTTTTATTTACCACATTAGCACAAGCATCATTAGCAAACTTTATCGACCTCTCAATATCTCCGGTTTTCAGATACTTCAAGGAAAACGTAGCTATAAAGGTATCCCCAGCTCCGCTCACATCTATAGTATCCTGTGGGTTTGTACTTGGATAAGTAACCCCGTTATATTTAGCTCCACCAGATCCTAGGGTTATTATAAATTTTTCGGGATATCTATCAGCTAATTCCCTGTTGTTCCCATATTCAATCTCGTTTAACTTTATGAAAGTGATATCCTCTATGAGATCTTCGGTTAATTTCTTTTTACTGTCCATGAGAACCAATCCTCCTTGGCTTGCTATCTGCTTTATACTTGAGGAGTTTAGAAATCCCTTATTGTAGTCACTAATTATTACAAGGTCCGACTCATTTATGGTATTTCTTTTTTCTGATGACATGAAGGGAAAGGAATCTATTGGGGAGGTTTCTCCCTCATCGACCCTAACGATCATATGATTGCTCTTCTTCTCAACAAATCTAATTTTTTCTAGCTTATTGTTCTGGTGCCAATGGACAACCTCTATATCATCGCTTAACGAATTTAAGTTGTCAACAACGTTTCCCGCCATTCCGTTGTTTTCTATGACCTCAATAGGATTTAAAACAGGCACAGGTGCTTCTGGGCACATCCTGTTTACTTTCCCATAAACGAACCTATCTACGCAAAGCTCGCCTACTACTAAAACCTTCATCATTAAAAATCAATTTTAAAATATCCAACTCTTTATTTATAGCGTAAATTCACCCTCCGGTTCCTCTCCACCGGATTCCTTAGCCTTCTTCTCAGCTTCTTTATCTTCACGCTCTTTATATTGCTCGTTTTTCTTATACTCATCCATGGTTAATCCCATCCACCTCTTTATCAGGAATTCTTTATCAAAATAAGGAACCTCTTCCTCGCCTATCTTCTGATTCATACCCCCGAGATCATTTACGAAAGAAGCTCTTTTAGTATAGTTTTGCAATTGTATGAACTGCTCGAATACATTCTCCCTCATAAAGTTAAGTCCAAGGTTAACTTTGAATGACCGATCCTTAGCCAAGTGTGGATAGTCCAAGCACATCTGTATGTACAATGGCTTGATTAATATCTCCTGGAAAATGGACCTTAGTCTGGTTAGAAATTTCTCATATCTTATCTCATCCCTCTCCAGCTGGTCTATGCTTATTTGATAATTGGCTGGAGTACCACCACGGAAAGAGAACCTAGCATAAGGAATCTTCGAATCCAATTTAAGCTTATTGTAGAAGTAAACAACATTTTCCATGACATTGAAATCAGGTCCTGCTGGATCCAATGTGGAAATCTCAGGGGATTGTCCATCCTTTTCAGGGAATAGGTAATTCTTATAGAATTGGACTTTAGGTCTTCCATTTACTGTAAGCTCCCCCGAAAAATCATTAAGCTCTATATCCTCTTTATAGATAGACATTAACTGACCCAGAGTGTTCATAGCTTTTTGAGGAGATTGAGTACCAACAGGAATAACAAATTTAAGTCTATATGAAGCATTCATGACATTCCATATGACTCTGGTATTCTCCATTATTCTCAGTATGTTATATGATCTTATAAGCCTTTCGACATAGCTAACCCTGGAAATCGTGTTCCCTTTAGCGTAAGACAGATAAATTATCTGCTCATCCCTAAGCTTTCTCGTCATTTTATTATCCTCGGGATATTGGATCCAAATCTGCTTGAACTCCCCGTTTTCTTGAGGCTCCGTGGCAGGTTGAAGGGAAGTGGGGTCTAACTCTTTAAAACCAACTATTTTTTTCCCATCAGTAGAATATACTATCTCAAAGGCTAAAAATCCATCAATTAAGAACTGTCTAAAATATTGCCAAGCCAATATGGATTGCTGGAAGCCAAACATCATATAAAGATTCCTAAATCTGCTATCTATACCATCCAAAACTTCCTCCTTGAGCTCAGTATTGGCTACTTTAGCATACGAAAAGAAATTCTTATCGTCATAATTTATCGCATCGTCAGTAAGCGTGTCAAGTATAAAATCTATCTCACCATTTAGAGAAAACTTTCGCAAAAAATCTCTCTTACCTACATAATCCTTATCAAAATATGCGATATACTTTCTAATCTTAGTGTCCTGGTATCCAAGAGTCCACCTAAAAGCAGAATTCTCAGTAAATCCAGTTCCTTGCTGATCGAAAAAATTAGACTCAGTCTGTCCTATAGCTTGAGAATTACGAATTACCATATCCTCATACTTCATACCAAATCTTCCAATACGACTCAGGTTGCGGTACAGATTACCTAAGAATGTTCTCTCCTGTATGTTATCTAGAAATCCTGCCATCTATTCTTTCTTAGGTTTCAGGTGGGGTTTCTTCCTCCTCTGGAGCGGATTCCCCAGATTCTTCTCCACCCTCTTCCTTATTTTTCTCTTCCTCCTTCTTTTTCTCCTCAGCTCTTTTATCTTTAGCCTCTTTATTAGCTTTTATATCATCATCAGTCATACCTAGATAGCTCTCAATCAGATATGCAAGTGAGAAGAAGGGTTTCTCGTCATCATCAGTGAGAGCGTAAAGGGAATCAATGGATTCCTTCTTCTTTAGCATGATTTCTATCTCTTGGTTAACCTTGAATGGGTTATCGGAAACGAAATTTAGACCAAGTTGGCTTTTAAACAGATAATCTTTCTCAAGCTCTGGAAAATCCCTACACATCTGGATCCAGAGCGGTTTAATCAATATATCCTGAAAAATTGATCTTAGCCTGCTAATAAATTTAGAAAACCTTATCTCCTCCTTATCGAGACCTTCCGCACCGTTACTATAATTTCCAATTGAACCACCATCTGGACCCTGGAATCTAGAGAAAGGTATTTTAGATTCCTGCACTAATTTATCAAAGAAATATGCTAGTGGCTGTGGGTCATTAAGATTAGGTCCTGCATTATTAAGGGGTTCTATCTGAGGTGTACCATTTACACCAGAAGGCATCAGATAGTTTTTATAAAACTGTATCTTAGGTCTACCATCAACTGTCAATTCACCACTTTCGTCATTAAACCTTATATCCTCCTTATAAATACTCATAAGTTCCCCCAGGGTTTGCATGGACTTCTGTGGGGACCTAGAACCAATAGGTATTGTCATCTTCATTCTAAATGAAGCATTCATGACAGACCATATCACCCTTGTATATTCAATTATTCTTAATACATTATATGGTCTAATAAGCCTTTCAGTATAGCTTACCCTAGATACCGAATTACCCTTGGCATATGAAATGTATATTACCTGGGAATCATATAGCATCCTCCTCTTATTCTGGTCTTTCGGATATTGATACCATACATTCAACCAAGTTCCATCCTTCTGTTTTTCAACGGAGGGCATGAGCGTAGTTGAATCTAATTCCTTAAATCCTATAATCTCTTTGCCACTATCATCATAGACAATCTCAAATGCTAAAAATCCATCTATTATAAGTTGTCTAAAGTATTGCCAAGCTGTTATATCATCAGCAAAGCCAAACATATCATACAGCTTCTTATAGTTAGATTCTATCCTATCTTTTACTTTATCCTTAACATCGGTAAGATTCAGAAAAGCCGGATATGCAAAAAAGTTGTATGGGTCGTAAGTAATTGACTCGTCACAAATTGTATCGATGATATATTCAATCTCAGGGTTGAGTGAGAACTTACGAAGGTAGTCTCTCTTTCCCACGTAGTCCTTATCATAATAACCTATGAATTGTCGCGTTGAAGTATCCTGACGTCCGAGAGAATAGAGCATGGTTTCATCCTCTATATTACCCTTCTTCATAAACTCCGCCTCGGTTTGTCCTATAGCCTGGGAGTTTTTAATAACCATATCACCATAGCGCATCCCAAAGTTACTTAGCCCCTTTACGGAGTCACGAATCCTTTGAAATATGGGATTTCCCTGTGGACTTTCAGTAAATCCTGCCATAGATTATTCTTATCAGTTATTTTTTCTAGATCAGTCTAAGGATTTAATTTCGATCTATAATCACTATATATCGAGTTAATAGGAAGTCCCTGTATCATAGACTCAGATAAATATGGTATTTTGCACCAATCCTTGTAATCAACAACCTTGATTCCTCTCAAGTATGTTTTTTTAAATCCAGTTAAAGCATAAGAGTATCCGGTGCCACCAAGGAGTGTACCCAGGGAAGATAAAGGCAATCTCAAGGGCTGTTGAGAATTGGGTAAATTATACTGATTCTCCTTAATTAACTGGAAGAATTGATTAAAAATTCTAGCCAACACCTGACCTCTCTGATCAGGTGGAATCACATTAAGATCCAGGGATCTCAGTATTGTAGTGTCACCTACCCTCTGTTGATCGATAAACAGAAAAAGTGGATACCTGTTAATGAACTTATTTCCCTCACCTACTTTTGAATTTGTCAGGTATTCGCCAGTGTAAATCTTACCATTAATGTAAATGTCCATGAATGGTTCCTCACCACCACTACCTGAAATACCATAAACTTCAGAAAAGTAAGAATCCGTATTAGAGGATAATAGTGATATAGAACTAGCGGTATTTCTATATTCTTTTACCTGTTCATCGAAAGTTTTCACTTGCTCCTAAATAAGAAATTTTCATCAACCACACCAAATTTATAACCCCTGGCATCAGCCCATTGTTTGGCATACTTAAATTTAGCTTGATTGGTAATCCATACCTGCATCTTGTGGTTGTAGGATTTTAATTTTTTAAGTGTAGAATTCCCTTCCAGTATGGGCTTTCTGTAATGAGACTCTGGTTTTACCTCTATTATCCACTCCTGAGTTTCCCCATCATCTTTAAGCGTCATAATGTAGAAATCAACATTGTATTGGTGCTCTTTCTTATCAAGTGGATTGTAATATGGTATCTTGATGGGCTCAGAACTCCATTTTAAGATTCTCTCGTTGGTATCGCAATAGCGACAGAATCTAAACTCCCAGGAAGATCTGCATATTATATTATGGATATCACCGATATATTTCTCCGGATTTTGTGGAACATACAATCCAGATTTATAATCCCCATTGGGTTTTATTTTTTTTATATCAGTCATTAAAAATCCTACACGTTGTAAGAGTTGTCATCACCAGTGATATATGAGAAAGGTATCATTTTGGGAGCTTTAGGAGGATGTATTTTCTTCCAACCTTTGGCAAAACCATTTTTAGCTATCTGCGTGTAATAAGCAAAGGGATTGTTGGATTTTTCAGGATTAAACCTGTTCCAATATTTACATAAATCCTCCATCGCAAATGCCATACAGTCTGCTTTATCGTCAGGATCCCTATAAGCCATTTTTTTAGATATTCCTTGTATCATCAGCGAAAACATCTCTATAGTGGCAGGAGTAAGTTCACCTTTCTCCTTAGACTCTAAGATAGCCTTCATGAGATCAGCGTTTTTTACGTAATTAGCCATAACTATAATCTATGATAGATGTTTTTATTTTTAGTATAAACCCCGGGGTTAGTTTCAGGTTAAGCCTTTTCTTCTTCAGCATCATCAGAAACAGAAATGAGCGAAGCCTCAGATGGTTTTTTCTTACCGTCTGGAGCTACGCTCATTTTATCTTCTATACTATCTACAAAAGCTTCCGGTTTCTCATTCTGATCCTTACCGGTTGGAGCAAAAGCCCAAACCCTACTTAGGATTTTTTTTAGTTTTTTTTTGACTCCTCGCTTTCGTCTAGATTATAACCCATTTCTTTGTTAACCTCTACGTCAGTTTCTGCTTCGGTACCAGCTGAAGGGGCTTCTGCTAATTCCTGATTAGTCTTCATAATCTCAGCAGCTTTCTTCTCAGCTTTAACTACCTCAACGTCATAATCAGCTTCCGTTCTCCCACCTGGAGCTTCAGCAAGATTCTGATTTACCTTCTCGATATCAGCAGCTTCGTCAAGGTTATATCCCATTTCGCCTTTAACTTCGTGGTGTAACTCTTTGTCAGTCCCATCACCAGGCGCTGAAGCAAATTCCGGATCAGTGTTAACTATATCAGCTTTTCCACCTTTCTCTGCTTTAACTACCTTAACATCATAATCTGCATGTTGTCTGCCTCCCGGGGCCTCCGCTAAATTCTGATCCACATTTTCTATGTCTGCTTCAGAAACTTCGCTGTTTGAATCAGAAGGAGCTGTAGCCATTGGCTCTTGTCCTTCCGCAGGGGCATCGTCATTTTCGTTTACGTTATATCCGATCTTATCAACTAGAGAATCTTTTAGTTTAACCTCAAATTTTGTTCCTTTTTCAGTTCCTTCCGGTGCTTCCTCTAGATTAGCTCTTTTCTCGTCCTCTATATCCTTCTTGCTAGTTTCTTCCTGTTCTTTCTTATCATATGGAGCTTGAGAGGTATTAGCCTTCAGAGTAGCAGCTGGTGTAGCTGCTTCAGCTAGGGATTCTTTGGATTCATTTTCCTTGATTTCTTCCTCCTGAGAATCTGCAACCTCTTGGTTTTCTTCTCCAGCATCTTTAAGAGCATCTTCTATATTAACAATCTCATCCAATCTAAAATCTCCAGTTCTTCCATTGTCCATTAAGACAGTGTATGATCCTGTAGTGCTATCAACAGATATGATTTTACCAGTATTTCCGGACTCCTTAACTTTAACATAGTCACCAATGGTAAATTGAGAATCCTCATTAATATTGTCTACTTGCTCTTTCTGACCATTCTCTATTTTTTCAATCTCCTCGTTTACGGTTTTCCACTTCTTTCTGAGTGACTTTAGCTCGGTCTCGAGAAGGTGTTGAGCTCTCTCTATTTCTTCTGAATTGGCATATAGTGGATTATTCTCCATTAGACCTTGTATCTTAGAAATTTCAGTCTCTACGATCGCGATATTCTCCATGATCTGCTTCCTATCGTTCAGCATAATTGACTTAATTCTGTCCTCTCCCTCTAGAAATTCGGTTAGTCCCTCGGAGATGTCATACTTTAAGAATTCCTTAACCATCTTGGTTGCCTGTGTTCCGTTTACCTCGTATATGGAATTCTCATTCATCGCGGTGTTTATTCTATTCAGGAATATTTTACCGTTCCATTTTACCAGGTTAACAGAAGCTCCCTCGAATACCTTGGAGTCTATTTTTTTAGCAAAATCAAGTTCTACTATATTATCATAATTTTCCAAGAGCCTGATGATGTCAGAGACTACCTTTGATTCATTCACACCAAAGCTTCCGGATATTTCCAGTGCTATCTGTTTAGCAAGATTACTCTTGTTCGTAGTATTCATTTCAGCAGATCGATTATAAAGCTTTACCTGCTCATTCTCTTCCACCATTTTAAACACCTTGTCACCAACATAAACGTTTAACCCTCTTTCATTGACCTTAACATATGATGAATAGAAAGATTCAAGCAAAGCCCTGTAATCCTCAGGTAGATTCTGATATTCATTCTTGGTCAATCTTCTTAGTCCCTCATTAGATCCTTCGAAGATATTGCTACCTATACTAAAGACTGTTTTTCCTCCACCTACATGAACAGGGGAGAAAATTCTACTAACTGAAGAATTCCCAGAACTTACCGGAATAGAAAGCTTCTCCTCGTTATTTTCCATCAATGATAGGGTATTAACCAAGTTCCGTACAGCAGGGTTAAAAGCCCATCTAGAGATTTCCTTGGAAAGTAAAGAAACCGATTTATTCTCAGACACCATCCATTTATTCAAAGACTCTATAACTGGAGAATAGAAATCAGATCCAGCATTATTCTTGATATTATGGATTGCCTTGGATACCTCAATCTCAGGTCTTAAAGAATCTACCACATTCTTTAAAGACTCGTAAAACTTCTTAATCTTATCATCCCATGTAAAATTGGATATTTCAGATATGAATGCTTCAGCAATCAAAAATTCCGGTATTCCTCTCTCCTTAATTAAATTATAGTACTTCTCGCAAAGTACCTTCACATGAGGGTGTTCATAAATACCAGATCCCTTTATTTCTAAAATGGACTCATAAATTCCCATATTGTTAACCCTCTGAGAATCAACGAAAGCTTTTGCTGCAGGGTCTTTCTTAGCAACCTCTCTTAGACTCTCCGATATATCAACAACATCGTTCTTCGTCTCCTCTTTTTTGCCATCAACATAAGATCCTGCGGTAGACGACCTCATGGTCCCTATTCCTCCCCAAGACTCCATAAGCTTCTGAGCAGCAGCCTTAGATCTGTCGAGTTGTTCATTCCTTATCATATCTATTGGGTTTTTACCAGGTTCATTTACATCCGTTTCGGCATTTTGTACAGACTCCAGTATTTTACTTTCGTCCAAGTTGGAGACGTCTCCAGATTCAATTCTGTGTATATGTGACTCACAGATTGATTTTACCTCGGGCGATGTGGTAGTATCCCTAAGAGTTTTCAATTGATTGAGTAAATCCATTTTACTTTAGTTTTTTTACTTTCTATATATCTTTCAGTAGATGTAGAAACTTTACAATTATATATTCAGCTCAAAGCTAGAAAAAAGGGCATTATCTAGCTATAAGCAACTCAAGCTTCACGTCTATGTTACTATGTGGATTAGAAAAAACTATTCCACCATTATTATAGGGCAAAGTAGCTTCGCTTAAATTCCAACCGCTCTTAGCTGAATTAGTGGAGCCCAATTTATTACCTGTTAATATCATAAGTTCACCTACATTATAGGTAACCCCTTGATAAGTCCACTCTATGTATTTTCTCACCTGCGGAGTCCCGTTAGTTGGGGTTGGAACCCCTGGTATTATAGGTACTTGAGCACCATACAAAATAGGGTCCTTAGGCTCCGGATATTTGACTTTTACTGCTATCCATCTGACATAGCCATTATCATCTCCCAAATCAGTTTGACTTATCTTCACAGATTTACCGGATTTCAAGGTTATTCTCATCCTTGAATAAGCAACCACATCATCCAGCATATCACTAAAATCGATGAAAGTAGTTTTGTTGTAATCTTCCTCCAGTACAAATTTATCCTTATAAAAGATAAATCCATTAGCGGGAACCGGAGGGCATATTATAGGTCTAGTTGCCATTAGTTAGCAGTTAATATTGTTAGTTTTACTGAATACTCAGTAGGATTAGAAAACACGAATCCACCAGTAGCGGCCCCGGTATAACCAACCTGATTTTCAACATCAGCTCTAACCTCCCATCCTTTCCATGGTGCGTCTTCCTTCACCTGACCTGTTAGCATCAGCATATCACTCATAACATATCTCCTAATACCATTGTAGTGCCAATATAACAACCTCTGATCCTCAGTAGCATCAGCATAGTATTCCGCTTTAGCTAGTAGTAAGCTTACCTCCCCCATCGTGGTATCGAAATCACCAGGATCTAAGTTTACAGATGTGTCAGGTGCAATAACGAATGTTTGCCTTTGATAACCAGAAAAGCTTTGCAGCGGGTGGAAATATTCACTCAGATCAAGCTTTTCTTCCGTCGCGGCATGATAGGTAACATTTAGAGAGGTGTTGAACAATCTTACCTCTTTTGGATCATTATAATTGGTGAAAGTTAGATTCACCCTTCTCATAGATCCAGGAGTGTTGGCTATTAGTGTATAGTCGGTCTTAAAATCCCCGGTTTGACCAGGATAAAGTCCTTTCACACTGCTCCCACTACCAAACATGGTACCATCAGCGGTGCCACCGGCAGAAGAGCCACCTCCGAATATTTCTAAATTATCTCCAGTTACAGAACTCATTCTAATTATATCCTAGTTGGGTTAGCGTCAAGAGAGGTTGGAGCCTCCTTTGAAACAGGTCTATTCCTTTGACCCAAATTCTCCTTATTTTGATTAACATTTACAATTTCCTCGTTATTCCGTATGAGAGGTTTTTTGTCCACATTAACAGCATCTTGATAATCGGGTAAATCCGATGAGCTAGTAACTATGAGACTATCAGAAGACACCTCCAAGGATTGTTTTGTGCTGTAATCATCAACTGCGCTTACATCCTCAGAATTCTCATCATTTAAAATCTGTGAATTACCAAGATCATGTACCAAGGGCTCATTTATATTCTCATAGTTTCCTATCGAGCTATCCTGTAAATCGTAGTAGTATTCAACATCGCTATCTAATTCATCTGACTTTTCCTCCGTATTAATCTGCTGTCCATTCCCCAATTCTTCACCAATCACATCCTCCTGATATTTCTCAGGAGCATCAGAATTTTCAGGTTCAGGTTTGATGTAATCAACAAGAGATTTTATAAAGCCCAATGCAACTATAGGAAGTATCGCTCCACTCACAACAGAAAGTATTCTTTTTTGATAAATCACCTCCTCCTCGATTAAACCAAAAAGCTCGCTCCAGCTGGAAAAATTCTCTATGTTTACGTAAGCATAATAGGTGTTACCCATAGCTTGCATGAAAGTTAGCAGGAAGAAAAGCATCCAAACGAGAGATTTATTCATCTTCTCCATAGCAACAATAGATGCTAAAGATGCAGCTGCTCCTATTTCAAAAGCTATCGCCAGAGAAACAGCTAACCAAGTAGGATTGGATAGCTTAAAAAAGTCTATCACATGTATGGTTGATATAACAGAAACCATCAAATACAGAGAAACGAAGGTCCCTATTATAAAACCACTAACTATCTTCGACCTCTTATTTGTTGCCACCTGATTCTATTTTGTTTTTAATTTCAGACAAGGACACCCTTTTCTTGTCAAAATCATCCTCATAAATAAGGAATTGGAACATGACCTGTTCCATCTCGTGTCTCATTTCATCCTTAGTTAGAGTATTAATAGAATCTAACTTAGCTGTGATCTCTTGGTTATAAACTCTGGATTCCTTCTTAATCCTAGAAATTTCATTGTTTACCCCGCACTGTCTAAAGAAAACAAGCACCAGGAACCCAAGAACGATGTACTGAAAATTGTCTTTAACTTTTTGTAGCATATCTTATGATTTAAAATTTATCATTCTATATATCCAGCATCTAAAACCTAAAACAAAAAAAAAGCATCCACTTATGGGATGCTCCTTTTTATAGTGTCAGCTTAAAAGTTAAGCCAGGGATATTCCCTGTTGAGCTGCAGCAAGTTCTTTCTCTAGATCTTGATACTCCTGGGAATCGGATTTAGCTAGTTGTAGAGCTCCTTCAAGGGGTTTGAGCATAGATATAAAAGATTTAGCTTCTGATAATCCTCTACCAGTTCTCTTCGATAAAAAATAATGACTAGCTTCAAGTGGAAGAGCAGTCATATAAAGGATGTTGTCCTTTATCCCCTCCTTTTTTAAATCATCTAAGATCCTACATATCTCCATAACTCCTAGTGCCTCCTTTTCCTTCCATTCAGCTTCATTCTCCATAAAACTTTGGAAGGCATCAATGTGCTCCTTCGAGTCGAACTGGACCGCATATACTTTAGTCTTTAATTTCTCTCTGGATGCATCTAATGCTTTCTGCGCTTGTTCAATTCTTTTCTGATCAAGACCAGCAACCATGTCATCGGAGTTTAAGTTAGCCAACTCTGAAGCATCTACTGAAACAGTCTTAGATGGGGATTTCTGCTTATTGCTCTTTGCCATTTTATAATTCTTTTGTTTTAATTCTTACTACAAAAAGATCTTTTGTTTCATCAAAGGACATCGAATATATCGAATTCCTCCCTATTATGCTGGAGGTAAACCTTCAATCTTTCCCTGAGATCTTTCACAGGATAGAGCTTGGGTATTTCTTGAGGTCCTAAGTGGCATAAGAACCCACCATGGGTTTCCAATCCGGTCTCCTCCTCTATGATAAGTCTATATAGGCTTATCTGTATAGAATATTCATTATGTGAATTTTCATACAGATCCGAAAATGGATGGAGCAACTTTTTATATCTTCCCTTGGGGTGATTATCATCCTTGAATTCCTTATTAGTTTTCCAGTCCCCGATTAAAAATAAAATTTTATCTTGCTTCTTGTCCCACATGAGGAAAGGTTGGTCGGCTGTTCCAGCAAGTCTCCATTTTTTGGAAAATAACTTAAGCTCCGATTCAAGGGGAACAAGATCACTAAACCTCTCCTCCTTTAAAAGCAGGAATTTTTCAACCCTATCTCTAACGTCGTCATCTTCCGGAATTTCAGGATCTAGTCCAGACCAGTAGTCTTCAATCCATTTATGGACCTCCGTTCCCAGAGAATTAGCTATGTTTGCTTTCTCCTGCCATTCATTTAGTATCTCGTCAACCTCTATTCCCCTCTCTCTAGCCTTCCTTTTAGCCCAGTACATCCGGTCAAAGGGGGTTTTGAATATCCTTAGAAACGTTGTAACCGAGTCATATTTTATACCATCAAAATGGTATGTGTGTGCCGATTCATTAAAGATAAAAGAAGGATCCTTAAATATATCAAGCTTCTTCTGATACTCATCCCTTATTTTACTTAGATCTCCCATACGAGGATTCAGTTAAATAAGGAAGAAATATATTCCCAGTTAGCATAGATAAGCACCGAGCATATGATCTCCAGAAAAAATCTAATTACCCAGATCCAACTAATCTGTCTAAAGAAATAATAGTAAATAACGAGGTAAGAATCTCCGTTAGTTTCTGGGATCGGCTTCAAAACCGGGGTTAGAATTTCCTGAAGGTTCAATTTAGTTAGATACTCATTTACAGGTTTTATTTCCTCAAAAACATAGGCTGGTCTAGCGTCAACAGGGAAATCCCTTGACATCGTTACCTCGGGTGGTAAATTAACCACTGTATACACCCTACCTATCCAGTCGTACCTCAATCTCAGCTTAAGCCAATTTGGGGAATCCTGGGACTCTTTCTTTATAATACTTCTATATTGGGAATATGTTCTCAGCTCTTTGAGAACTTTAAATATTCTAAATATGGCCAATAGGTTACCTAACATTATAATCTCCTTTCTTTTTCTGCATCTTCCATTCTTTTCCTAATCTTGGTCCTTGCTCTGCGTATTCTTGTTGCAACAGACCTTTTCTTAAGTCCGTACTTGTCCGCAATGTCTTTATATTTCATACCATTGATTTCTCGGTCAATCATGATATCACGATATAACGCGTCCAAGTCTTTAATTTCATCTATCACCTGCTCGTATATCTCATCTATATCAGATCCACCCGATAAAAAATCCCATAAAGGATCATCTTCTAAATCATAGGAAGGATTCCTTTCCTCCGCCTTTGCTGAGGTATACTCCATCTCCTCTGAAGTCTGAGAAATATACCTCTTCCTACTTTTCAAAAGCAATAGAGATTCATTTCTGGCAATATTATAGCACCAGGTAGAAAAATTCCCCCTACCGCTGTCGTATTGATCTATTTTTTGCCACACTTTAGACATTGCATTGAGGAATGCATCCTCAGCCAATTCAAAATCCTTAAGTATGGTATAACAATGGTTTAGGATACCAGGCTGTACCCTATCATAGAGTGGTTTAAATTCTCTTTCTCCCTTGGTCTTTATGAATGCTTCCGCTAGTACTTGTATATTTTTCTCTTTTGTCATTTGCCCTTTATTTCCCCTTTTTTTGTTCTCTTTATTCCCTTATTCGTATTATCTCTATTCCTGCTTCGTGCAGAAATTTAAGAGAGTCTGGTTTCCTATACAGATCACGGAAAACCAAACGCTTAATCCCTGCCTGTATGATTAGCTTTGAGCATTCAAAACATGGGGATACCGTAACATAAAGGGTAGATCCATCTGAACTTTGAGTGCTCTTAGCCAATTTTGTTATCGCATTAGCTTCCGCATGCAAGACATAAGGAAGTGTAACGTTTTCTTCGCTCTCACACACGTTAGAAAAACCCGTGGGAGAACCATTATATCCATCAGAAATAATAGACTTATCCTTGATAATCAAACTCCCCACTTTCATGCGGGTACAATGAGAATTTTTAGACCAGACTTCCGCCATTTCTAGATAGACAAGATCTCTTTTCTTATCCTTGGCGGAATATATTGTTTCGTCTACCTTTGAAAAATTTGCTTGGCCTATGTAAATATAATTGGAGCCGGATTTCGATATCCACGAAAAGTTATCATACTCCCCAATGTTACTGAAGAATTCATCCAGATCAAGCTTATGAAAAGACGGTTCGGAATTTGACATTATAGATTTGCTAGGATGTATAAAACTCGAAACAAATATATCTACACCCTCCGAATATAAAAAATGTTTTTGAAAATAATTATCAGAACTGATTCGAATGAGGTCTGTAAGGCTGATCCCTAGTAGCGCTCAATGGACCTTTTAAAACTCCTAGGATGCTAACGAGGAGTGCCCTGATATCGCCCAATTCTTTGCTAGACTGTGGGCTATTCATGGAATCTATAATCTGCTTTATTCCCTGCTGTTCCGATGATGACGAACCACCTTTAGAATTTCCACTACCGCTAGAGCTTCCAGTAGTGGTTGATCCAGAAGAGGAGCTCTCAGCGGGTAGTGAATCCGCGGATTTTTTTGAGCTGTCCATTTCTCCTTGTTTTGCTTCTAGCTTAGCTCTTAATCTAGCTGTAAGTGACTCTACATCAGATACCTTTAGCTCATTCTGGCTTTTTTCCAATTCAGAACCACCAGCCACTTCCGGTTTTTTTAACTCAGGAGAAGATGATACGGATTCATTACCAGTATTTGTAGAATTCTGTGATTCATTCAGCTGAGATACAGAGGATTCCATCTCGTTAGACGGATTCATAAGGTTCTCGATCACATCATTCGAATTCTTCTTTTTTTTAGGCTTCCTTTTGAACATAGCCGATAGTTTCCTCCTCTCCTTCATAATCTCAGATCCTCTATCGGATAAATCATCCGGCGAATTCTCCTCACTTCTAATCTTGGTGTCATCAGTGATCAAATCACCCATAGTATCTTCTTTTCCCCCCTTAGGATCATACATATTATCCTGAGCACTATTCAGAGATTTTCCTTGACGTATATTTGCTATTTCCTCCTCAGTAAAATAGGCGTCATCCTTCGAACTTTTCCAGTAATCAAATTCAGACATAAAATAGTCCTCATCGGACGAAAGCTCATCCCGATCTTTCCTATCAAGCTCTGTTCTTGCATAATCCAAAAATTGACTCCTAAGAGACTCATCAGTTATCAATTTAGTTGCTTGTTTTGCCAATGGTATTTGGCTCTCACGTTCTCTCTCAGTATTAGAACCCTGGAGAATAGCTTCCTCTATAGATGCCTGTCTCTCGTTTCTTGCTTTCTCTGAATCGGATATCTGCTGGGTTAAAGCATCAAGGGAAGGATTGCCACCAGAAACAACAGATTCCAATTTTTCATTGGATACCACCTGATCCCCCACATTAAGGGAAACCAGCTCCGGCCCTTCTTCACCGACTACAGCAAGTCCGCTTTTCGAGGATTCACCCCCCGTTTTAAGGCCTGGTATCTTAGAGGCTATACCAGAAACCCTATTCTTTATACCATTGCCGCCTATCAAAGAGGCATAATCAATAGGAACATTGCTCTTTACAGATGCAATCTGACCTGGTATACTTTTAGCAAATTGATTAACGCTATCATTGAGACTCTTGCTCAATGTACTAACTATATCATTGTTGTTATTATCTAAGGATTTAATGATACTCTCAGTAAACCCCCGAAAAATATCCTCGGTCTTATCCTTCTGATCCCCGTCTTTCTTAGAAATATCTTCAGCAACATCACCTACGCTCTCACCTATCTTCTTTAAGTTGGCGTTACTTTCTTTAAGCTCACGGAAAAGTCCATCCATATTCCGAGTTAAATCGGACATTTCCTTCAGCATCTTATTTGTATCCGGTTGAGTCAATTCGTTAGATAATGTTTCCTCTATATATCACAAATCCAGAGATCTAGCCATTCGAGAAACTAAATAACTCGGACTTACCAGATTCCTCCATGGCTTTCTTGTTTTCCCTCTCTATATGAAGATTGAGTTTCTCTATCCATATCTGATACTCATAGAAAGGTATGCTCTCTATCCAACCTGGATCAAGTCCATGCTCCTTCCAAAGGCGGAACTTAAGATCCAAGTAGTTCTCCAAAGATATCTGAAATAACGAAAAGAGATCTGAACCCGTCGGGAAAGTATATGGGCGCAGTGACCTCCCCATCACTGCATTTATCACATTTTATTTTAACGTCAAGATTGGTTCCAACCTTAATCATATCTGCTAGCTGGAAATACATCGAAAACTCCTCCTTGCTCCAATTGTTGGATTCTATCATGGTTTCATTTATGACATTATCGTTTAATGATCTCCAGTCATCAAAATAAAAAGGAGCTATTTTGATAAAACTCTCGTCCACATCTCTGCCAGATTTTACCATTCTGGTAACCCAATCAGATATGATATTAGAAATACCAATCGACGGGATCGTCATCCTTATCCTCTTATTTAATCTCCTTATATTAAATACAAATGCTCTATCCGTGGATGAATAATATTCCATTAGTCTTGGATCCAGCTCATAGCTGTTAAGGACTCCAGTTCTTAATTCTATAGCCTCTATTCCCTCACACCCTTTGGTAGTGCATTTTTTTCTAGGCTTTATTATGATCCGATTTTCACCTTTTACGAATGTCAGATCCCGGATAGCCATAATTATAAAAAATCTATCTTCCTTCTTTAGGTCCAGATAGCTTACCGTCCCGGCTTGATTAAATTTAACTCGAGAGCAAGATTCCAGAATGAAGTTGAGTTTTGTATCCAAATCAACCATATCTCCCTCGTCTATAGTGGAAAAAAGTCTAATCTCTCTCACCTCTGCGGGCCTAATCGCTATCTTAGCACCCTCGGGATAAAACATACCACCAGAAGGAAGCATAGAAACTGGGAGATTTTTCCATCCAAGCTCCATTGAATTTACATTGACACCAACTGCAGGTTCTATCGGGGTTGGATTAGCGTTTCCTAGATTAGGTGGGATATTATTGGTGTCTAATTTTTCGCTATCCCTCTGGTAAACATTACTCACATCTCCTAAATCCTCAACATCAGTTACCGGAGCATCGGTGGGATTGTCGTATTTAACCCCTCCTTTTATCTCTTTCTGCCTTAGGATATCTTCGGGTGATAAAGAATCTTTCATTCTCCTTTTTTTATTTTATATAACACACATCCGAAATATTGTAGAAATTCGGATTTAGCTATTATAGAATGGTAGGAGAAATGAGTTCCGGTTTATAGGAAGAGGTCCTTCCAGTAATCAGACTTCCAAGTGGTATCAATGGTGTAGATTGCATCACCAGTGTCATAACTTAGATTCATTGGGTTTATAGGTTCTACAGGGAAGCAATTATTTAAGGTAATTCTTCTAAAGACATCACCCTGCTTATTGAAAATGGATACCACCATTGTGCCCACATAATCCCTTTTAAGCCCCATGGCACCAGTTAATGGGTTGTAGATAAGATCAGACCATTGTCTCAGTATCTTATAGAGCGTCATAGAGTTACTATCGCTGAGATTTACCTCAAAAGATGCAGTAAACTGTACATCAGAAGTTGATGGCTCACCGCCAGCATATCTCCTTTCAGCAAACTTATAGTACTGTGTTACAGGAGCACTGGGTTGGATATCCACCTGGAGCGCACTTATATTTTTAACTTGTTGTGTTAAAATGCTCTCCCCGTTAAAAGTAGTGTTCGCAGCAGTTATCGCAGAAGGGGGCGTGATTAAGACCTCAAACTGGTTTAGAAATACTGGTTCGTAGTTATTTCTAGCTGCTTTTGAATTATTAAAATGTGGTAAACCTGCCATTTATGCTTCTGTTTTTTTATAGGAATAGATCCTGCCAGTAATCAACTGCCCAAGTCATATTTATTTCATAGAGGTTAGTACCGTTGATGTACTCGAGCTCCATGGGGTCTATAGCTTTTAAAGGGAAACAATCCTTACATGTAATTCTTCTAAAAACATCGCCATTCTTGTTGAACACAGATATAACTATAGTTCCAGTGTAGTCCGCTTTTATACCCTGAGCACCCGTGATTGGATTATAGATCAGATCCGTCCATTGTCTTAAGGTTTTAAATACATACATCGAGTTTGCCTCATCAAGGTTTACTGTGAATTTTACCCCAAGATCCAATGTAGTTGTATCAGGTTTACCTCCCGCATAGTTCCTTTTAGCAAACTTATACTTTTGAGAAACGAAGCCAGGATTTTTATCAACGTCCAGTCCTGCAACAGAGACAACATGCTCCAATAAAACAGGACCACCAGCTACAGCAGAAGGAGGAACCACGGTTACCTCAAACTGATTGAGGAATACAGGTTCAAACTTATTCACTGCATTTAATGAATTTTGATAATGTGATAAACCAGCCATTTAGTTAGTTTCTTTTTTATATTTATCTAGATTCCTACTGAAGCTCAAATTACTTAAACAAATTGTATGAATCCACCTGCTGAGATACCACCAGTTCTAGTTACAGTTATTCTGTTTATGAACTTCTGGATTCCTCTGGCAGGTTCTATTATCACGTCGATAATTCCCATGTTCTGATCTATAATAGCGGGGGTATTATTAGATGAATCCATTATCACCTGATAAGCATAAATTCCACCTCCTGCTCTAACTCCATCTAGATAGTTATCAACCAGGGTTTTTATCTCGAGTCTAATTGAATCTTCGTTGAAATCGAACAAGTAGTTAGCTAGAATTTCCTCAACATCATTTTCGAGACTGATCAATAGATCTCTAACATGTATAAGGTTGAATGCAGAATTTACTGTTTGGTAAGCAGTTTGGTTACCGAATATAACTACACCAATACCTCTTTTCTTGATCAGAGGGTTAAGGCCTACAGGTTCTAGCCATCCTCTATCCTCATCGGTAAAGTCATATTCTAGCCCAACAAGGTTATTGCCTGATATAACCCCCCTTTTCTGTCCTGCTATAATATTGTAAGGTTCACCGTTGGCGAATTTTCTCACAAAGTTATTAGAAATATATGCTGCCGGAGGAACGTTGATGTTCTTGTTATTTTCTCTTACTGTTAAGTATGGTGTAAAATAGGCAGCAAATTTAGCACCCTGATCTTCAGTCGGAAGACTGAATGTGTAAGAAGGGTTAAGAGAAAGATTTCCTCCCTCTGAGATATATTGAGATTTCAGCGGAGGGTAAGGATTAGCTGAAGTTGGAGCATCAGTAAACCTAGGATCAGTAGAGTTTCTAAATTGATCCATCGAAGGGGCATTAATCAAAGCCAAAGCCTTCTGTCTCATCATTGCAAGTTTACTTAGCTGATACTTAGAATTTGGTAAAATCTGACCGCTGAATGTATCAACGATGTATCTGAACGATATCACATCTTTAGTAGCAAGGGTAGCCGCGATGTTTGTATCGTACATAACATCCAATAGTTCAGAGACTCTCGCATCCGTTCCATTCGGTCTGTGACTATTGTTCATCGTGAACCCGTTCAGATATGTAAAATCGAAGGATCTGGTAAACTGAGGAATTGATTTAAATTTCTGAACCTGTATAGGAGATCCAGCATAGTAGTAAACAGGTCTAGCTGTAGTAACCTGGACAATTCCAGATGTAGCTGTTTGTGCAACCGCTGTTACTCTAGTAAGTCTGTTCTGTCTATTCTGACCTACTGTTTCACAAAGATCCAAGTCAGTAGATACAAGCAGATCACCAACAGAGATTGGGGATGAGGGAGAAGAGGATATTGTAAAGTTTGTTGGATCTATATTAGTCACAACGTTTACAAACTCGTTAATCGAACCAACGGAAGAAATTATATCAGTTCTATTCGCAGATACGCTGGAACCTATATTATCAGAAGCATATACGCTACCGAATGCTGGATAGTCTTCCAACTGATCTGGATTTTGTCTAGCTTCATTATTGAAAGCTCTTGCATAAGTTACATTGTACTGATCCCTATCTATGGTATTCTGATAAGTTATGAAGTTTCTACTTGATCCGTCAGAATTTAACCAAAGCTGATCACCATCAGCAAGCTCATCATAGAGGAAGTCCTGATAGTACTGAGTGGAGATTTGACCATTGAGAGCATTTGATGCGGTGCCACCAGTAACTGAGTTTACACTATCTATATCGAGATAATCAGATGCTGCTATCTGATAATAATCAACAACAACCGCTCCGGTAGCTCCCACTATATCGCTATAAGGCTGAACCGAGATCCCCTGGGCTGAGTAAGAAGCCGTATCAAGCGGGTGTGTAAAAGTCAGAAGAACCTCACCACCACTCTGAATTGCACCAGAGATCTTAAGCTTAACGAGATCATTCTCAGAGAATTGGTTTATTACAGATCCAGTTAAACCAGTTACCCCTGTAACTCTACCGACGATATAAGGAGCGCTTGTGGCAGAAGGTTGTGCGAAATTAACCAGATCTGTCTTCTGGGAAGAAGTCAGAGAAGCCCCAGTAACGCCACTGTTTGTCTGTATATAATGTAAACCTCCATAAGTTAACGAGGAGTTATAAGTGTCAAATCCATCAATTGTAATACCAGCAGTTGCACCTGCACTATTAAATAAGGAGAAGAGCGTACCTGTTTTTATCGTATCCGAAGATCCGGCGTCATCGGTGAGTAAATTAGAATTTTTAGAGTATAGGTAATCAGCAATTAGATTCTGATCATAACTAAGGAAATTCAATCTAGCATCCGCTATATCACGGTCTGCAGTTAATTCATCTATTAAATGGTGTCCAACTAGATCTATCTTATATGGATTTGTGCAAAGTGACTCCATACCTTCCTCATCAACCGCACAGAATAAACCGGTAGAGGGAGTGTTATTGTTTACCAGGGTCTGTATGTATTGATTGTTGCCATTTAAGTCAACAAAATCAGGTATTAAACACCCGGTTTGTTGTGTTACTATATTAACGTCTGGCTGAGATAGAAAGTTATTTATGGTACTCTTAACAAAGCCATTATTAGTGAAATAAGAACTCCATTTCGGATCCAAGGAAAGAGTTTCATAATCAGTCCAATCACCAGATACTGCTATCACATCAATAAAGTAATCTGAGATATAGTCGTAAGGGTTCATGAAACTAGGAACATTATCCGCTCCATACCAATCAACAGCAAAAACATCAAAACCTTGAAGAGGCGGGTTAGCATCGGTAGATTTTCTAACTATCACACTCATAGGTTCCTTTCCAAGGTTAACCAAGTTGAATAGCCTACCAGTATCCACAGTAGAAAGAGTGGCTAGAAAGTAATTTGTGTCCGCGAACCAGAATCTCTCCTTATTATAGAAGGATGAATATAATCTGGAGGTCAGAACTCCATTAGATTGCTCGGTGTCTATGGAATATCCGAAGTAATTTACCTTGTCAGCATTAGAGCTGCTTTCGTCGTTGTTCAATTTCAACAAGTTCAGAGCAAATACGGGTCCAGTAGATAAACAAGAAAATATAGATCTATGGAAGTAAGAACCCTTTGATTCTAAAGTCTTATCTATATCACCAAAGATAGCTACTGCAGTTGTGACATCAGGTATGTATACAGGGGCGTTAAAAGGGCCTTTATTCGAAAATCCAACAACCAATCTGATCGTTTGGGAAGTTAGAATTATATTCTCTGATGCATCAAACTCCAGCGTATAAACACCCGAGGCTTTGAATTGTGATAAATCAAGTTTGATTTTCTTTGCCATTGTTATTCAAGAGATATTTTTGCTTAGTATATATCTAACCGGGCTTCTCTAAAAAGGAGCTGCTACCCGGTTTCTACTTTTATATATCTGCTTAAATGGATCTTTTATAGTAGTTGGCTAAACGATGTATAAAATCCGCCCTCTTTGGTAACTGAGTCATCACCATTTCCCTCTTCCATCTTGAGATCTATCAGATCCCGATACTCGTCATCAAGCTCGTCATAAATCTCACCAACAAGGTCATAAAATGAGGTGGAATCGAATATTCCACTAAGGTTCACTACAGTCATAGCAACATCATCGTGACCTGATTGGCTAGAATATGTTCCTCTTGTATTTAGGCCAAAGGAAAATAGCTCGGGAATTGTCCAATCTTGCTCATTAAGTATAATCCTATTTTGTCTAACTAGGGATCTAAGAAGCTCACAGTACTTTAGCTTATTCTTCTCGTTATATTTAATCCCGGGTTTTAATGTTCTGGCAGACTCAGTGTGCTTTGTGTGTAGGATTATTTCTGGTGATATATCATCATTATTAAATAGCTTATCTATTAAGAGCTCCCCCTTGAAATTAATCTCCAACAGAACTCTTATTTTCTCAGGATCAAAAGCTTTTACCATTAAAGCTTCCAATATTTTTTTAAAATCCTCCACCTCTATTTCATTATCACGATAAACACCCACCTGTAGCAATCCGAAGAAATCAGATTCATCCATATAATCATCCATTGATTCTATAACCTTCTTTGGCAACGGAATAACCTTAAATACATTCAAAACTGTAAAATCACCCTTTCCCCCACCAGCTAGATCGACAGAAATAACAAACCTATTACTCTTAAGAACATCGTTATCAAGATTAAATTTAGGATGCCACCTGAACTTATCATAGCTAAGTCCCAGATCATCAAGAAAGTCAAGCTCTCTCCATTCATACTCTGTCTGGTTACTCTTTATTTTTTTGAGCTCGTTCGAGCCTAAAAGGAGGGTGGACGAGCTTAAGAACTGATTCCCATATTCTTGATTAAAAAGCTCCACAGACCCTAAATTTGCTATTTCTTGCTCCTTCCAAGTCTCATCTCGACCAGGGACCTGCCACCAATCTACTCTAACTGGATTAAAGCTATTCTCTCCATTAACTGCTCCCTGGTAAAGCTCATAAAATTTATTCATACCATTAGGGGTAGATGTAATTATTATTCTGGAAACTTTAGATGAGGATACGGTAGGGTATGTTGATCTGAAAAATGACTCGATGAAATTCGGGTGTATGTGAGCAAATTCATCCATATACAAGAAATGTATAGTAAAACCGATGGCTGACGTTTTCGTAGTTGTCTTGGCAATAGCTCTACAGCCATTGTCAAATTTCATAGACATCACATTATTTACCACTATACCGGGTTTTAAAAACCAGGGAAGTCCCTTAACTATAGCCTTTATTTTATCCATCAATTCCTCCGCAGTAGACCCAACATTAGCTAGTATCATAGCATTTTTGTCGTGGTTAAATAGAAGATACCAAACCAAAACGATAGCCGAGGTTATGGATTTCCCAACTTGTCTGGGCGCTAAAAAAATGTTAAATCTATTCGATTGATATTCCCTGAGAACAGACTCCTGATAATCCCTAAGCTTCACGTAAAAAAGACCATCGTCGGTCATAACCCTACAGTATTTAGCAAAGTAAACCACATCCATGGCGCACTTTTGCATTTCTAATATTTCATCCTCGGTATATTCCCATAATAGGTTGGATCTTTTTAATTCGGGATCTCCATCATGGAACGGGTTATCAATGGATTTGTAATCAAGCCCCTCCTCCTCCACTTTAAACAACAAATCCTCAACCCTCTTAGTGGTCCAGTAATTAGAATCTTTTTCCTTTTCGCTCGTCATAAAAATTCGGGTTAATTAAATAAATCGTCATCAACCTCCAGATTAGAGTCCTCGTTACCATCAATCTCTATATGTCTATTCGAGTCAATTTCAGCTTTTTTCTTAGCATTTACAATGGCATTCTCGTCTATATCATCATCTATAGTTACGTCCTCAATCTCAGCCCCAATTATATCGCGAAGTCCCTCCATCAATCCCTTGGTACCTCTAACTTTTATACCTCCGCTTTCTACTTTTTTGGGGTTATATACGTTATCTCCAGCCTGTCCAACTTCTATTTGTAATGACCCACTGTCAACATCCTGTTCTATCTGGTCTTGTATTTTCTTATATCCGTCTTCCATCTTATTAAGATAAGCCTGATAGTCTTTAGGCATCTGCATTATTTGGGATTGCAGTTGTGCTAAAACCTCAAACATCCGCGGGTTAGCATTACCAAGATCTATTTCTTCGAGAAGTTTTGTTATGGCGTGTTGGGCCGTTTTTAATTGGAGCATCATAGACGCCAGATTCATAGAATCTATCTTCTTCTTATACTCAATATACTCGGTTTGCTCTATGTAATTCTCATCAAGATAAAATTTAACAACCGAGTCCATTAGAGATTTAGCATCGCTCCCAGTTGTTAATGAAGCTTCCTTAAAATCCATAATTTCCGTAGATTTTAAGCGAGGCAGTTCATCAGGTTTAACTGATTCTATACCCAAACTCTCGTCACTTAATATTGAATCTAGAGAAGCTTTTATTTGCTCTTGTACGACCCTCTCAGGTTTTGGCTTTCTTCTAGGCATATTTGTTACTTATAAAAAATTAAATTATCTATTTCTAGCAAACTTAGGTAGTATCAGCTTAGGCTTAGCATTATCTATTATATAAGCAAGCTGCTCATCTCTAACGACATTCTGATTAAGAACTATAGATTGCTTATCTATATCTATCATGTTTTTAAATAGCCTGACATTGCTAAGCAGTATGGGTGATGTCCATATCTTATAAGAATTATTGTTAGTTCCATATAAGGGATTATCATAATTAGTTTCTTCATCCCTCGGGGCATCGAATGTATAAGATTTAGTTAAAGCCCGATAATCCTCATGAACTTTGACGAGGTCACTGGATTGTTGAGAAGGATTTGTGGGATCGTATGACATTTTCCAAATGTTTATACCCATCTGCTTATATCGATTAGATACGTTAACAACCAGACCATACCATTCCCCTTGTTCAGGTACGAACTGGAGTCTTGAATCATAGGTAAGGTCGTTAAGAATTATCTCTATACTGCCCTGCTCTATATAATTGTTATTTGCCGGGTCGTTACTACCAGAATGAACCATATCTATTCTTAATCCCTTCAGCTCCGAGTTTATATCGGTGTAGGTTCCATCTATAAGGTTTCTAGCCTGAGCTTTCTGCATTTTCCAGGTTGGACTATTATCCCTGTATGGTAAATTGGTGTTAGATATACTAAATTTATATTCATCGGGTGTGGAAAGGACTTTATATCCACCAGAGTGGTTATCGTCAATTCTAACCGAAACATAGCCCTCCGGATTCTCAGCAAAAGAATAAAAAGGTGATAGGCCATGCTTATAAGGGTATGAGGAGAACACTATCTGCGAGGAATTCTCAGAAACCTTAGTTATCGGAGCTGGAGAGAATGGTTTTTTTGCAAGACTGCTCTCATTTATGTAATTCTTTAAACTGAACCAACAAGTGTATGAGATTTCGCCATCCTCCTCTAGATAAGGACTATTTTTATATCTGATAGCATTCCTATATTTATTGGGTTCAAAAACGAACTCACTGTCAGTTACAAAAGCATCAGCCATGTCATAATAGTTATTGAACACTATAGTCCAATTGTTATTAAGATCATATCCCACTATTGGTAATTTTTCATATATGTAAGATCTGGTTGGATCCTCCTCCCTCCTCTGGCTCGAGGTCACATACTGTTGTGGCTTTGTAATCTTTTCTTCTTCATCCTTTACCTCGGCACCAAAAAGCTTCTGCGTATTAACCACAATTCCATCGAGTTCCTCCTTATAAGCAGGATCTCTGAAATAGGTATTTGATTTCTGACTGTACTTCTTTAGCTCTATCTTAAAATAAACAGGGGAATACATGAAATCCCTAAATAAATAGGTTGAGTTGATCTCGTATATCCTATTAGTTAGCGGAAAGTAGATAATATCTCTCTTCCTAGGTTGAGATCCTCGACCGAATATACTTTCAAAATATGTCTTGTCTATGTGTATTTCAAAAGGTTCCTCGAATTGTATACCGAAGGGATCATAATTAACCTTGTTATCCGGAAATTGATTAGAAGGAACCACAACCTTTACACATTTCTCATCAACAACATCGAAAAGAGTATATTCCTTAAGAACCACGTCCTTTCCCCTAGCCTGTGGTTGTACAGAATAATAATTAGTCTCAAATCCAAATATCTTATTAACAACAAGACTTAGATCCTGATAGAGATTTACCGCCTTATTAATTGCATAAGGGTCAAATGTGTAATTACAATTATCAAAAACAACAGGACGGTTAGACTTTTCATCAGAGCAATTTGGTACAGGCCTTCTTATGATAACATCAGAGGGACCACTTGGTCCTGTCGCGTAAACTAAATCGAGATCGAAATCTACTATTACCACAGAGGGATCTATAGGTTCCCTTGATTCATATGCTATCGAACCGTCAGGGTTCACTATCACTGAGGTAAACCTAAACTCCGGATAAAATGGTTTTTCCGGATCCAAGTTTACTATAAAGTCATCTGAATCAAGATTGGATGTATAGTTTTGGGAAAGACCAGTTAGAGCAGTTCCAACATTAGACCAAAGGGACCAACTTTTCCCGTCAACCGAATACCTAAAATCTATAGCAATGTCATTAGGGATCTCAGAATCTGATTGCCCATCCAATATAACAGAGTTGGAAACAACAGCTCCCGCGGTATCTATTATCCATCCCTTAAGCTCCTTTACATACTGAAATGGTGTATCCCAGGAAAGAACACGGTAATTTCCTATATAGGTAAAATTCAGAGAGCTTTCTAGCTGCTCTATTCTCTGAGTATACCATTCAGGGGTTTCACAGGGTAGATAGTAGTAAACCCCATCCGAAGCTAGAGCAGTGTGATATCCATTACATCCTATCTGCTCAGCTCTTGCCAATGCAGCACCGGTAGTTCCATAGTAATTATCAGTGGACGATTCTGGTATTTTAGTAGTATTTGCAAGATCGTCTTGGTATCGGTATCTTGGATCTGACAGATTCCTCTGATCACCGTTACCGTCGTAAACCGGTATACCCTTCTTAAGAGGTCTATTCTCTGGTGTAAAGCTCATTCAATCGGATATTATTTGAGGAATCTTCTTCCCTCTTTATATATCCGATTTTTAAAAGTGCTTATCGCTAATAAGATGATAGATTATTCTCGGAAATAAGAAGATCTATTTTATCAATAACCATTTGAGGAGTTATAGAGGTGGTACATATAAACCTATCCGGGGTTTCCTTTAATCTAGGGCACCAATTCCAATCACCCTTATCAAATTTATGTTCAGGGTCGTTGAAACACCCATGACAAACATCCCTATTTATAACGCGATAGTTTAATGTTTCAAATTCGCAATAAGGCAAAGAAAAACCGGAAATCATTACCACAGGTTTCTTAAGTGCCCAAGCCAGCCAACTAAGTCCCGATCCTATGCCTATGAAAAAATCCGAGTGATATATGTCAACTGCTCTATCTATTATGTTAACATCTCCGGTTTTGTCAATAACACCCTCTAGATTTACAGCCTGCTTCTGTATGACTACCACCTTATATCCGATGGAATCGAGGTAATTAACCAATTGCTGCCATCCCTGCGGATAGTGCCAGTGTTTAGCATTAGCAGTAGAATCTAGAGCAATGCAAACATACTTTCCTTCTATAGAAGGAGAGGAATCTCTAATCAAAGCTGGAGTGTCTGGAAATAAAACCTCGGAGCCAACATCGATACCTAGCTGATCTCCCGCTACATGCTGTAAAGGAATAGTTCTAGGATCCCTCTTATGATAATCTAAATTATCCTCTTCGTACCACCCGATACCTATATACGCACTTGTACCATTCTCCCTATACCCCGGGGGGTGAAATCTGATGTCAGGATAAAAAATGGATAGCAGCTCATTCCAAAAAGAATTTACGTAGAGATCGCAATCATACTTTTCTATTAACTTGTGTATTACAGGAATCCATGCTATCGTATCGCCCAGAGAGGAGCTGTCCAATTGAACATTAATTTTGGAGTTCATTAGTATATCCATCTCCAGATCAGCGGAATAAATTAGATCATCATCCCGTAAAACTTCCACAACCCAGGGGGATAACCACTTTCTAAAGAGCTGCGTGTATAATCCTGCCTTTGTATCGCCCACATAAGTATAGGATGAAGATTCCCTTTCCCTAAATTTAACGACAGCATTTCCGGTTCCACTTAGTGTATCGATTTTTGGGCCCCTATCGAAGATAAATTTGAACCTCAGCGGCCTTTCATATTGCTTTAGTGAAGCCCTGCTGTTATTTAAGTATACTTTTATTCCTCTTTTTTTCATATCACGCAAATCCGAGAATTTCCTTTATCTTATCCACATCTGCTCCTATGTTTCCACCTCTGGAAACTAAATAAGAAACAAGTGGATTGTCATCATAAAAATCCATATATGGCTCCAATCTCCTCATCATGATGGGGAGTTTCCATGATAATGTTTCTTTTATAACTATAGGGTTCAATTCCCAATTTGATGTGAACACAAATAAATCCGAAGCAGCATAAAAGTCATCCGTGTCATTTCTTTCACCCCATATTTTGCAATTACTTGGGAGATCCGTCATTAAGGGTTCCCAGTAAGATTGAAAATTAGGAGCCTGATTCCCTATGAAGTGAAATTGTACAGGATAATCAGTCATCATCCTGGCAAATTCTATAAGAAGGCCCTGATTTTTACCTGGTGTAAAAAGACCCACGTTGATAATGTGCTTAAGAGATGGATCTAGCCCTAATTTCTCTAGGGCCTCATCTCTAGGAGGTCTTTCATTATCCTCTATCGGATACTCCAGGATATCCAGAGGGGTGCCGAGGGATGAAAACTTATTAACCATCCATTGATTCACCATTACTATCTTATCCGGAACCCATCTCTTATCCTCCGGTGAAACGTTTGAGCTGTGACAGGTTTCATATATGAAATATGGCCTATCTAACGAGAATATCTCGTCACAAATGGATTCTTCCACAAAAAACTCAACGAAATCATCAAAGTGAATAACGTCAGGGCATATCTCATTTATAAGAGATAATATCTCCTTTTTATCCTCGCCCAAACAGTAAAAATTATCACCAAGTTTTTTAGAAATTCTATCCCTTTGTACCACATAATGATCCGTGGTGTTGCTGTATTGTATACAGTATATCTCAGCATCATCATACAAGCACTCTATCTTTTTATATAAATACTGGGGCATACCTCCAGTGGACAAATGAGGAGCAATGAATAGTATTCTAGGTTTACCCCCAGAAAGCTCTCTTATTCTTCCCTCCAGCTCTCCTACGGTCCGTAAAAGTCCATATCTAGCTTTACGAAGTTCTGTCGAGGCAAACATGGTTTAAGATTTTATATAAACACCAGTGGAAAAGTCTAATTTACCCTCCCCGTATTTTTCCACTATTTTTTCAGTTACTTCCTTCTCTCTGGTATTAAGATCCTCGGATTCCTTTAGATTCAAGGACATCTCAGTATTTAATGAGGATAGATCCATTTCTAGAAAATGCTTCCTAATCGATATTCTACCAAGAATTTCCACATTTTCCTTGATTCTATCACGGAGTTCAACTATTTCTCTAAACTCTTCCTCTGGTAATTTAATTTCGGATTCTGCCATTTTTCGTTTTTTTATGGTTACTTATATTTCTTTATTTCGGATTAGATGTACTAAAGCTAAAAGTTTGACACAGTCTACCACTTTCCCTACATAAACCAAAATTATTGGTTACCCTACTAAAATATTCACTGCGGTATATCACCATTCTGTTGTAGATATTAGCAAAAGAGTCAACAATCTCCCATTTCGTAACATCGGGCAAAGATTTATTAACTATAGATACCACTGGATCATCGTCGGAAAGAACAGGATCCCCGTATTTTCTAAGCCCTGTTTCTCTATGTTTCAATATAGATATACCACTATCTGAAGGAGCGTTAGGGGTAAGAAATATAACCGCGGTCCAGTCCGAGGTAGTATCAAAATGCGTCTTTATCGGATCAAGGGAAGTCAAAATTCCAAAGGATCCACTTTTTTTGTTACCCCAACCTGTAATTTCACCACATACAGGTAACATAACATCAGATATTGAATCCTGAATCGATCCAGTAAGGAAAGGCTGTGAACTAAGTAATCCTGTATTAACATCAATAGAATACTCCTGAGATAAGGCAAAATTCCTTACATCCCCCGGGGTTTTATAGAAATCATCTATTACAATGGATTTGACTCGCATACGGTGAACAGTTTAATCTATTATATAGGGATAGTCCTATAATATTTCATTACTCCCGGATTAAGCCTGAATTGAATTAATCTCGTCTATAGGTTGAATTCCAATTCGATTTACTGAGTTTACCTGACTAAGACCCGTATATGTTGTCCCATTTATACTATCGAATCCTGCAGTATAGGTTATATCGAGTTGAAAAGATGTACCCACATTTATAGTTCCGTAGTGAGTACCAACACCTGGAGGGGAGTCGGGATAATCATAGGTATAATCTATCAACACTAAATTGAGCAAACCACCATTAGCAAGGGCAACCGCAGAGGCGTTAAGGGTAACAGTATTGAGACCACCGACGAATGATTGCTGACTAGATAATGTGGTACTTACATCCCATCCGGTGCTTCTATCAAATTCTCCAGGGGAAAGTGTGCCTGAGTTTCCGTTATTAAATGCATAACTCTCGCAAACTATATAGTCATTAATTCCTCTAGTTCCGCTAGAACCAAAGTCTAGGGACAAAGCAGTGATCGTACCTGCATATGTTGAAGTATTAAAATAGCAAAAAGTCCTACCAAGACGATAATTATTCCCACTCCTCCCTGAAATAACCCATGGACCTATGTCCTGCTGATTAGCAACACTTGATGTCTGAACAATCCCATTAGGTGCAAGAACAGCATCTTTCCAAATAAAATGTATTCCGGTAGAAGCTGTACCAGTTAATATACTTCCCTGTGCTGACGAATTTATAGTTGCTGACGGCATCTTGGTAAATAATATTTATCGTGATTAAAATACTCATTAGGTGGCGGGTTAACATCATACACATCATACTCGACGTTGGGTAAATCCCATATATTCTCCTCTCGATTAAGTGGATTCCACCACGTAGCTATTCCACCTGGTTTACTGAGCGACGGAAGTACAGAACCAAAATGCATAACATCCAAGTCACCGAAGGTATCGTAAAAAATACCGTCATATACAGAGAGATTTTCCAAATTCTGATACCAGCCACCCTCTATTATAATGACATTTGGTTTATCCGTTGCCCACTCCTTTAATCTCTCTATAACGTCAGGGTGATTCTCGACTATTGTGTGAGAATTTATACTATTTGATTGTATATACCCAGCAGATATGCCCATGCCAAACCCAATTTCTAGTATATCACCCCCGTTCTGACACACGTAATCGGCGGAGGCTTTCATTAAATTCCTCTCCCAGTCCATCATCACCTGAAAATCTACTCCGTTATCATTATAGACTATCCTATCATTTAAAAAAGAAAGGTTCTCGTTAGTATAAACCATCGCCATTCAATTATCGTTATAGCTTTATATATGTAGCATCCGGATTAAAGAAGATGTAATTATTGGATGGGTCGATCATATAGCCAACTATTCTAATAATCTCACCAGCACCGGTAGGTTTAGTAGCAGTTATTCTTCCAGCGGTTACATCGGAGAGATATAATATATCACCGGGGCCAGGACTACCTGCAACGGTATAACCAAGTCTCATAGTACCCTCCAGAAGCATACCCTTACCGCTAGCTCCGTCGAGACAAATACCTAGTAGCTTATCAGCGGTAGTTGTTCCATTATTAGCCTGAGCTGCGGTGTTCCAGTTTCCTTGCCACGCATAAACACCACCAACGGTGGTTGAAGCCTGACTTCCCCACTGTGCAGCTAACCTATGTCCAGCACCAGGGAGGATCGTTGTTGTTGTAGTGGGTTTGGTTATTTGTATACCACCTGTATCATTATCCTGTCCAACTACTAAGTATGCTGTGGCTGTAATAGTAGCTGCTCCTCCTATATTACCACCGTTAAGAGTGACAGCTCCTGTAGAGCTACTCAAGACTAGGTTACCGGAGCTTATGGTTACATTGGGCTCTACCTGTAGGTTATTGGTTGCGTTGATATAGGTTAGTACACCATTGGAGGTTGTACCAGTAATGCTTCCTACGAAAGAGGTACCTGAGTTACCAGAGGATCCTGAAGATCCTGACGAACCACTAGATCCTGAAGAGCCTGAGTTACCTGAAGATCCTGAAGAGCCTGAGTTACCTGAAGATCCTGAAGATCCTGAGGTTCCAGAAGATCCTGAAGAGCCTGAGTTACCAGAGGATCCTGAA